CACCGCCACCGCTCATATTGCCCTCACATCTCTAAATTCTGACAAAACTTTATGCTTAATACCAAACCAACCTATTTGAAATCCACGTTGTGTTCCTGTAAATCTAAATCCAATTTGATTACCTGTGGCTTGGCAATTCATTCTAACAATTTTAAGTACATCACCTGGTGATGCAACAGTTATACGATTATATGTTTGACCAGCATCAATTGAATAATCTACTTTTATTGAATAACCTTTAAGAAGACATTCTATATAGGATAGCTGAGTTTTCACATTTGGTGTAAAGAAGTCTTTTGTTTCAAGTATATATTCAATTGTACCAAGATCTCCTCTTGGGTTATCTCCATCTGTTGAATAATCATAGCTGTATATCTGACTACCACTTCCACATAAAAGTATCGAGTTACTATATGTATTTAACAAAGGTGATGTCCAAGAATAGGTTTGATTTGTCCACTGCCCTGTTAAATCACTCCATGAATTTCCACTTGTATTTGTAAAAGGTGTTGCTGAAACCATAGGATCAGTAAGTGTTCTTTTTGCCCATGACCCATATCTGAAGTTATATCTTAAACATGTATCAGGATAATCTTCTGATGTAGAAGGATAGAATATTAAGAACTCATCTCTTTCGACAGCAAATGCTGTAAATATGTTAAACCTCTTACTTAAATCTGATTCTCGATCAACTGAATATATGAAATCCTTTACTGGTTGACCAATCTCATTGATTGCGAGTGATCCATCATAAGTATATATTGTTGATGTTCCAACTATATAATGAAGTCCTCGTATCTCAATGACAGAGTTGAGAGATAGTGCTCCTTCATTTACAACTGTTGTTCTATAGTTTATTAGCTGTTCAACCGCACCAACCCAGTCTCCACGAACAATAGAGTTTTCTTTATAAACAATAAGAGCTCCCTGTAGAACCTTAGCTGTGATGATTTCACCTGCTGTTTCGAGTAAGTCGATAAATCCTGCATCAGTTGATGTCCAATCTGTAGGATCTGCTTGAGAAGCCCATCTAATTCTTTGATTATATCTTGTACCACTTTCCTCCACATTCATAAAAAACAAATAGTTATTGTATACTAATACAATCTCAGCTTTAAAATCTGTACCTAGTGTTGCATCCATATCTGAACCAGCAAGATCAGCTAAATCAATACATTGGTTATTAGTCTTATCATAAACCTTAGGAGCATCAACAGTGTTTGTAAAAATAACATAGTTTGCTGCAGGAAAAAAATCTAATGATACAGGAACTTGGTCATCACCATTTAATGTTACAGCTTGTACAAATGAAGCACCATTTAAAGCAGTCCTATGCGTAGGAATTGCATCATCGATGGTAATATCATTTCCTGAAATACCACCTGTTGCAATTGTTGTTTGATGCTGTGTTCCATTATCAAGTGCAATACCAACATAATCTCCTGCAGAAAAACCTGTAGAATCCGTAACAGTTATTGTAGTTTGACCTGCCGACTCGTCACCATTTACTGTTGTAGAAACAGAAGTTGGTATATATTGCCATTCCCCTGCTGCACGTTTATAAACAGTTGTTGTTGTTATAAGTACAATATCAGATGTTGTATCAGTAAACTTCGCGTGTACTACTTTCTGAGGAACACCAAGCACTTCTCCAAGGAATGTAGTATATCCTGTATCAACCTTTGCTAGTCCATCTTGAAAATAAATATTGCTTGCTGTAACTAGTTGATTTTCAGAAAGATTGTCATCACGGAGTTTATTATCAATACCTCCTACAAAATCATTTGCCTGTATATATAACCATTCTCTGTCTCTAGGCATATTATGTTCTCTGATATTGGTTAAGGCTAAATCTAAGATTTATTGTTGTATTATTTGTATCTGTGTCTGCAACAAAATACAACACATCTGTTGGAGATAAATTAAAACCAATAGGGTCATTTATCGTAACATGGCTTTCAACAGATGTGTCCATTGTGTATCTAAATACCTCGAATTTTGAATCAATAGACCTGTTATGAACAATCCCCTTTACTACAACCCTTGGACTACCACCACCAGATATCTTATTTATATTTATAAACAAAAACTTAGCAACAGCATCATGATTACTTCCAGTAAAAAATATCGCTTGCTGTGTTACACCTTCTCCTGCTGGAACTACTGCTTGTGTTGTTCCTGCTGTTGTTGCTGTAACTGTTATATCACTTGCGTTTACATCATTAGTCCCTGTTGCAGAAACTGCAATCCTGTTAATTCCAAGTCCAGAAAATGAAGTTGTATCTGTTCCATCTGTCCCAAGATTATGTGCTGCTACTGCTGGTAATCCATCTGAATCAATATAATAAAATGTTAACTGAGTTGCTCCTGTTGTACCACTTCCATCTGTTGACCCACCTGCTGTCCCGTCGTATGCAATATCAAATGTTTCTGCACTTGTCATTGGAGTAAAGTTACCTGATGCTTCCCAGACTGTTTCTTCTCCATTTGCTGCAGTAAGAACACTTCTGTATCCAAACTTTGTCCAGCCTACAACACCAGACCTTCTGCCAATTCTTATCTCATCTTGCGGGACTGTACCTCTAACAAATACAGCATCTGAATCAAGGCCAACTGTTTGGTTCAAAGGTGCAGAACTAGGTACAAAGTTGTTACCAAAGTAAGTTGTTAATCTTAAATAGGTTTGTGCGCCTGTATCATTAACAAGTCTTACTCTGAAATATCTACCAAGCTTTACTGCAGTATGAAAATCAGGGACTCCACTTGCTATTTCAAAACCATTAACAGGAAACGTTGAATCCCAGTTTGTCCCATCTGATGAAAAATCAAAGTATAATGTTCCTGTATTATCAGTCTTAACCATAACACCAACATGATTATACTGGTTTTGTTCTGCTGTACCTGTATAAGTTGCCCCACTTGAAAGAGGTGTTGTTGTTGAGTTACTTGTAGATTGAAATCCGTTTTGGCCAAAATAAGACATTATATTATCCACCACTCTGTTCCATCACATACAACTGTTGCACAATCATATTGTGATGTAATTATCTGAGATGTACTTCCATCAATTGTCTCAGATCCATTACCATCTATGCTTACTGTATTTGATGAGCTATCTATTTTTTTTATGTAGTAAACTATTCCATTTGAATCTGCTGCAAGTGGTAAGTTTACTGTTATTGATGCACTTGATGCATCACATAATATTATAGGTGAAACACCTGGTGTTATAGAGGTTGATGTACTAGATGATACTTTAAGTACAAAGCTTTCTCCGTATATCAACCTTGAAACACACTCTCTATGAAAATCTCTTATCCGCTCAACTAAAGATTGTATTTCATTAAATGTCTGAGTTCCATCATCATCATTTATGAACCTATCTCTTTTGATGTTGAAGTTAGGATACTCATAAGTTAATGCCATCTTTAGTCCTCAATAAGAGTTCCCCATATTTCCACATATACTTCACCTGCTGTAACAACTGTCCCAGAGACATCTGCAATTAACTGAGATGCTGCTGCATAGGACTTTGTTAAAACATCATTCATATTAGACGGAGCATAAAGTGAAGAAACTTTCATTCTTTGTCCAACTGGAAGTAATGTCGTTGCACTTGCTGATGTAAATGCATGTCCACTTGTTGTGTTAAGTTGATCAAGTGTTCCTGATACTCCAACTTTAAGTGTACTTGCTGTACCACCAGTTTGTGCTGTTTTTCCTTCTAACCAAATATCTGTAATAAGTAATATTGTATCACTTGGTACAAGAAGTAAATTTGTTGTTCCTGTTGATGTAAGATCTACAACAGTTCTGGATAACATAGACTGCATTGATCTAACCTTACCACCATCTGTAAGTATATGAGGAAGTTGATCACTATTCATATCGAACAGGAATAGTTCCCCATATGTAGAAGATGGATTTGACGGAACAGCAGATTTTTCACCCATTGTGACTTGCCTGTGATATCCACTGTCACTGTTTGATATTTGAGTTGTAGAAGGAGATGCTACTGCAACATTACCAATGTAGTGATCTACATTTATTCTCTCTCTAATATCTCTTCTTGTTGTTCTAATTTTACCTGCACCCTCTGAAGCATTATCACTGTCAGCAGGAGCAGCTTCATAAGTAGAATTCCAGTC